TGTGTCTCCAGCAACAGGTTCTTTAACGTAGACAGGGGTAACGTCGACTCCTTTGAAATAGTGCTTTCCGCACGATTCAAAGAAATTACCACTCAAGAAAGTCTTTTGGCTATTGCAAGAAAACCCGCAGTAGTCCAGTACTTCAATGAGTGCCGGCGCAAGGTTACGACTGATAATCAAGTCGTCACCATAAACGCCGAGTCGACGATCCGTCTCGCCAGACAACTGCTGCACCGCACGTGCAAGAGCCCAAAAAATCAGGGACTCAAGCTCGAAGGTGAAACCGTTACCCATAGACGAGACCTTTTCCAACCGGTGCTTTAAGCCGTTTGGAAAGGTGCACTCCTCTGACCGGCTAAGACACATGGCCTCAAACCAATCAGGAGGTAGTAACGACCGACAAAGCTCCAACGAAACAGAATCGCTCGCTGCAGCCAAATCAATCGTTGCTAAGTTGCTCGAAAATGCATCACGAGCAAGGTTTTGATTAAGCGTCTGATCATTAAGATCAATGCCGACGCGTTTCAACCTCTTCCGAATCAGAGCACCAATACCCTTCTGAACATACATGTTCATGCAAGGTTCAATGGCGATGACTCGGTCGATCTTAGCGCTTTTCGGAACAGTGGTAATCTTGCTACCCGTCACGATGGTAAACCAATCGCGCGGGTTAGGCCCGAACTGCTCTACGAGGCTCCGCTCCCATATGGGTTTGGAACGTACGCAAGCGACAGCTAAAGCCAAACAAGATGACGTCGTCTCAGGTTTTCCTGAGTATTTATAGAAGGCGTCCCCATTCACCCTCCGCAACCTCGTAGAGGCACCGGAAGAAAACGAGAAGTGAGCCTCCGCTGCGTTCCAGTCAAAATCAGACAACAGATCCGCGATGTTTTTCCGGGCCGTATGAATATACGACTCAGCCGTGATCCCAATGGAAGGGGCCACGAATCGACGTTTCAGTTTCCTATTGACTGTTGCACAGCTCTGTTCTGCTTTAATGAACGCCTCGAACGCAAGTGCTGACTTATCACAATCAAGTGATAATGAGACAGACTTACGTAAAAGGTTTACAGCACAGTAGTCCCGCCAAAACAGATCCACACACTCGTAAGTGTTAGGGTCAATCTCAGCGTCGCAAACCGTCTGATGGTTCCCGGATACAACGGCATCAGCCAGAGTATTCGAAACATCGGTGTCCAACGCCCGAAGGAATTGAACGCCCACGTCTAAAGTTAGATCAGGGGCACGACGAACACGAGGCCTAAGGCCAGGTGTAGTTTTCACTTTCATTGGGATAATCCTCAACGAACTGATCTAGATAATTCCAGACCAGTTGCCACACGTTGTGACACTCTACAGAGAGTACCACAAAAACGAAAACCTCGACGATATCCGGCAGTTAGCCGAACATCGCTTCAAGATCGTCGAATGCCTGAGCGAGCAAGGCGTTGATCGCCGCGTTTGACGCCATGACCCGAAGGTCTTTGCGTTCTTGCGTGGTCGAATCGCTGCCAACCTTAAAGGTTGCATCGAACAGGTCAGTGCGGATGACAGTGTTAACTGTCTTGCCCGAGGTGTCGGTGAGCTGAGCAACTTTCGGCTTTGTAAGCTTCAGTTGCACAGTATAAGCACCGGTCCCACTTGCAGGAGCCTTAACGCTGTAGGTCAACACGTTGTTGCCGACAGGGATGCCGTTGGAAGTCTGCTCGCGCCAAGTGGCGAGAGCACCAACGACAGCTGCCGGTTTGAACACGTGATCTACAGGAGTTGCAGCACCATCTTTGATGGTGATGTTGGCGATACTCGGCATGATTTCATCCGTCTGAGTAGTGCAGGGTAATCCCTACTTAAATAAACCTCGAAGAAGAGCTAGCGCATTTAGCGCATGCCCATTCGACCAGGGGTTCTTGTAGTATGGCGCTGGAAACGGCGTTGAAAAGTAGAGCGAGCGATCCATTCGGAAAGCCTGCTGGTTCTCTGTCAATTGACCGTGAATATTTCCTTTGCCAACAGCGGTACCGACCAGGGACACCCGAGTTACCTCGGTTAGAGTCCCACCTACAAAGTCGAGACCTTGTGTTGCACTAAAAGAATCAATGTAATTGCCAACTGGAATGAGCCAATCCAGCAAGAAGCTGAATGGCGTTAACTCCCAGGCGACAGTTAGAGGATTGTCGAGACCGACTTGTGCGGCCGCAGCTAGAGCCTCATTATTGACGCGATAGTTAAGTGCAACAACGCACGTGTACTCGACGTTAGCAATTCTGCTTACGTCGAAACGGTTCTCAAGTTGAGAGGGGATCGATCTAGTTGACGTGCTCTTTAGAACACGTTTAGCTTTGATCAACTGGCCGAACTCACGCTGCTTTGTTATAGCAGCCATGTAAGCTCCGTCAATGTCCTGTAATACGGGCATCCAACCGTATGTCAGCTCAAGCCAGC